TGTAGGAATCTAAGAAACCATCTTGGACACCATTTAGGTTTAGCTTTATAATCCATAAAGATTACTAACGGCTCCAACGCTTCAAAGATGGCACTCTTCTGGCATGGAACACATCCTAAGTAATTATACTTCTCTTCAAAGTCTCTAGGAAAGAATACAGCACGTAAATCATCTAAAGTGATATCTCTGGTGTGGATAATTCCTTTACTCCTTCCTCTCCAGAATAATAAACTCTGTAGGAAGTTGATAGTATTCTCTTTGAACCTTACTTTGAAAGGTCTATTGTCTTTAAATGCAAATTTACTTTGTTTCATAACTGATTGTTTGATCTGGTTCCCATACGATCTCTCTCGAATCAACATACTCAGTTGATCCATCCTTGTATCGTATCTTAACTTGGTTAACTATTGGTTTGTTTAAATACTCTGACTTAATTAAATTTAATCTTACGATTGTGACTGGTTCTTTTTTATACAATACTATCATGGAATTGATTGTTAGGTAAAGGTAATAAGAAAGAGCCGTCTTAGCAACGGCTCCCTCAAACTTTTTTTTTAGGAATTAATAATCGGAATCGTCATCGCTGTCATCATACTCTGTGTAGTCGATTGGATCCAACTCATTGATAAGTGCATCAACTAAGTCCTCAGCCTTATCAGTCATGTCATAGGCTTTACCAGCTTTGAAGCCTGCTGATACTAATGTGTCGGCTTCTTCGATGTTGTCAACCGTGCGACGTGCGTCACCAATCAAACTGCTGATCTTTCTCAATGTTTCGATCTGCTCTTTTGTGATTATAACTTTCTTTTCCTTTGGTTCAGTAACCTTAGCCACTGCTTTTTTTGGTCTTGCCATTTTACTTTATTTTGGTTTATTAATATAAGTCGTTACACCAGATAGGTGTTTGCTCTCCTACGTAGCTTCCCTGGATATTATAATAGAAGTGATCGAGTGCATCTTCGGTTGTCATTCCTTCTTCCTCTAGAATCTCTATACAAGCATTTACTGAATAGATTAATCTGTAGGTTGATTCTTCGTATCCGAGAATAGCTTTATCAAACCCATCTGCCTTGAGCACTCCTATATCATCCGGTAATGTCTCTAATAGTCTATTAATTCTATCCATTGTCTTCCAGTTTATCTAAACGTCTTTTTTGTAAGAATGCTACTCCTACCCACATCATTGCATTAAACTGCCAGATCCAAAAATGCACTCCTTTACCATACCACATTACTAAACTAATTGCTGCCATCACAAATACAATGGCCATACAAATGTACTCTAAATTCTTCATGTTATTTATTGTTTAAATTGTGAATTATAAGATCCATAGTCCATACTCCGAACAATATGTACAAACCCTTCATGTACCATATCCAAGTAGCAATGTTAAAACTATCTACTACGTATCCAATTAAGAAATACCAAGTAGAAAAAGATATTAAGAAGGATAGCAATAAAGCTAGGTGAAACTTTCTCATATGTAAAATAGCATTAAGTCCTCTCCGTAGCAAATATTCTCTATTGTTTTGAATTTGCGTTCATCGTTGAGTGGTTTAGCTTCATTGTAGTCGTGAGTCCATACTAACTGTCCTCCGTACATCATGCCGCAAAAGTATTCTGATCTGGAGTTCATTATTATAAACTCTTTGGCTTTCTCAATTTTCTTCCCTGTCATCTAGTCTTGTTTTTAATCCCCAACTTAAATTGATCCATCCCATTTCTTTCTCAGCTAACTTCTTATTGATCTTGAGTTCTTTTCTTAGGTATTCAATACCCCAGTCCATCCACTCATGTGTCTGACTTTCAGTCATAGTCCATTGCTGGTACCAGTTATCTTTTCGGTCTTTAACATCTTCAAATGTAACTGAGTGTCCAGCTACTTCGAACATCTTATTGATCAGTGTCTCCGCTATCAGTTGTTTCTTGTTCTGTTTCATGTATTACTTCTACTATAATTTCTCCATCAATTAATCTACTTATGGAAAAGTACTCAACATTTTCCATTTGAGCAACAGCTTTTTTTACATCCTCAAAAGCTTCTTCGCTATCAAAACTACCACAACTAACTGCGACTTCGCTCATCATCTTAAGTCGATAAGCTCCATACGGATTCTTTAGTTCGATAATTTCCCAGTCTTCCTCTGTAAGTTCGTTAAGTGGTTTTGCTCTATTAATGATGGTGGCACTTCTGTGGTATCCACAATTCTGACAGTTAATATATTCTTCACCTGTCTTGTAGTAGAAGTCATCGTAAGCTTCGTGTCCGCAGTTTGGACAATCGATATAGTCGATTACTGATCCCATAACTTATTATTTGTTTGTTTCTATAAAAGTAGTACTATTATTTTAAACTAGCAACAGTTCTACCAAGGTTTATTTAATTGTCTGGATAATAATATATAAGATAGCCAGAAACAACCTGAGATAGAGTAGAAAACGATATCTGCTGCCCAATACGAACCAGTTGCATCCATTATTAGTTTGAATAGAGCGTCGTACCCAAGCGGTAGAAAAAACATTGCCAGCATAAGTGATGCCTCTCTGTAGGTCCTCAACTTCTTTCTCCTGGCTTCTGGGGTTTGTTTTTTGTTTAGTATCACTATCGTCCATGTGGGTTTATTTAGTTACCAATCGCAACAACCTTTTACCCTATAAATAGTATGCTAAATAAAAAAAGATCCGATCCTTGTGAGACCGGATCTAGTGTCCATGAAGTTACTACTTAGCTACTGCTTGGTAATGGTATACTTCATTTCCCTTGGTCATTGTAGTGATACCGCCCACTAGATGCCAACCTTTAGATAAGGCTTTATTAACCTCTTCTACTAATTGAGTCAAATCCGGGAATACGATAACAGCGTACTGTGTTGCTTTTTCTGCCATAGTTATTTGTTTATATAGTAAACATACTGATAAGAATTCGAACTACCAACTTTTATTTAGAAATAAAAAAGACCTGGAGGTACCCCAGGCCTTGTACGTATTTGATACTAAATTAATTAAAACTTATAAATAACACCGAACTTTGCAACAGCAAATGGATTGGTAACTCCTTCAAATCCGATAGTAGTTGTCGAGCTGCCATCTGTGCCTACGTATGAAATTAAGTCAGCAACGTGCATTGTAAGATCCAACTTCTTAGTAATTGTGTAGTTGGCTCCTAGTCCTAGTGTAGCTGATGTTGATGTTGTTTTAACATCTGCTTCTTTTGTTGAGTTGCTTGTGATGTCTAATTGTGAAAATGCTTGACAGTTTTTGCCAATGTTCAAGAAATGGCATCTTGCGAATGCACCTACGTTTGTAGTTTCTGTTGTTGCTGTCTTTCCAATTTCACCTAATACACCTACTGCAACTTTTTCAGTTACGAAGTAACCTACTAATGGGGTAACGCTGTAAGATGCTTTAACATCTTTTGTTTTTGTGTAAGATACTGTACCGCTAATAATCTTTGTGTTCTTTTGAGCGGTTGTTGCTAATGCAGCCAAAATAAAATAGCTGCTAACGCTAATACTCTTTTTTTCATGTTTGTCTTTTTTGTTAAAAAATAATACCCTACCGGATAAGAGGTACCTTCTCTATCCAGGCTTCTTCGTAATAATACGAATCTTTTTTCAATCCTCCAACTCTATTCGGATTGACTATATACTTCCTCGAACTGCTCAGCAGCTGTTGGATTGGTTTCACGTAATCTCTCTATCGTTATTTCGTAGCGATCTACAATTGTGTGTTGTATAAATAGTTCGTTTTGTAGCGAATCAATGGTTGGAATAGTAGTGCCACTACCTAACTCCTTGTGTTTCAGCTGATTAATTTCTACTCTCTGGTGGTAAATAGTACCGAGTAGTAGTATGATTGTAAGTAATTTTACAATACTTCCAAAGTAATGTTTCATGCGAAGTTGTTTATTAGTTGTAATAATAAGTAGCTAAGTTTGTACCCTGCGAAGGCTCCAAGTGCTGATGGTATTGGGAACATAATCTTCTTTCCTAGATCGGTTACATACTTAGGTCTGTTCACAATCTTTCCCATAAAGAAGTAGTAGGTAATGTACCCAACAAGTACAGCTACGTCTGTCTTCGTTGCTATGAATACAACTAGAGTTGCTCCAATGAAGCCAAAGACGAAATTATCTCTCATAGCTTCCCAGATCTCTTTCCTGGTTGCTTCTTTCCATTCCTTAACTATTTGCTTGTACTTGGCTTTATGTCTTGACATTATTTAGTCTTTGCTTGTTCATATTTGAATCCTTTAATTAAATAAGATGCTGTTGCATAATTAGTCACTAGTGGTATATCATATACATTACATAACCTCATTAGCATATGAATATCTACTTCATGTGGATGTGAATATAATGGATCAATAAAGAATATAACTGCATCTACTTTACCCTCAACTAGACGGGATGCTATTTGAGCATCACCGCCTAAGGGCCCTGATTTTAGACATTCAACATTCTCTAATCCTGCATGTTGCATATGTGTACCTGTAGTACCTGTTGAAATAATCTTAATGTCTTTCCGTTTAAAGAAATCAATTCGTTTCAATACAAATGCTACTATATCTGCTTTCTTATTGTCGTGTGCTACGATTGCTATTGTCATCTTAGTATGTATTTTAGGTAGTGATATAGATAGGTAAATTCTTGTGAACAACCTAGTAAAATCTTTACTACACTAACATGTGTTAAACTATCAGGACACAGTCCAAAGGCATGTAATAATTCTGTCATAACTTATTTATATATTTTTCCAAGTATTGGTCATTAACTTACCATCCTCAATAATAAGATATTGTCCGCTTGTTTCCAACGTATCTATAAAATAATATTTACCTCCTGTGAACTTATCCGATCCTACAAGGTCCAACTCTCTCATTTGAGTATGACCTACTATCTGAATAAAGTCCTTCTTTAATCCGTTCTCATGCTTCTTGTTAGCAGACATTAAACTTCTAGGTCTAATCCAGATTGGAGTTTGTGTAGTGTTATCTCCTGATGATTCCATTCCGGTAAATTCAAAAGTCTTGGGCTGGTACTTCATCTTCTCATTTAATAACTCTACGATGTTATCTTTATTCCAACCATCAGGACCGAAGGTAGTATCCATAAAGACTGGACTTACTCCTGCGTGAGTAAATAGGAAGTTATCGAAGCTGTATGCCATTTGTAGATGCTGTCTGTTCTCATCTATCATTCTACTGATAGCTGCTGCAGCTCCGTATTGGTATCCAGATGTACCTGTGTTACCTACTTCAGGAAAGTAATGGTGATCGTGATTACCAATCAGCATTACCACTTCCGTCTTATGTTCATCTAACGTACCTTCTCTTGAGAACGATGTCTCTTTATACTCAATGATCTCATTGAAGTTATGCATTTGCTCAACAGCTGGGATGTTAAAGCTATCGAAGTAATCTCCAATAAAGATAACCCTGTCAGGCTTCTCCATATGCACAATTAACTTCCATACTGATCTTCCGTGTGTGTCTCCTAATACTACTGTTTTCATACTTTCTATTTTAATCCCACCATCTATTTGAATATCTTTCTAGGACTTTATATAATAACTTTCTACATCTATCTTGGTTATATCTTGCTACGTAGAATGCTAGCTTTTCTTTATCTATAAACTCAACTGTTTCATTTACTTTCATTACTCTTCTTATCGCAGCTGGGTATTTGTGTAGGTACTCCTCAATGCACTCGCTTTTCATTATACTCTTCATCTCGTAACTATCCTTGCGACTGTCTGACTGTACAAACTGAATATCCACATCCATGTAACTATATTGTTCAAGAGCGTAGTGCTCATCAAGCTCTCTTTCTATTAGATTCAAAGCAGTCGTCATCCAATAGTTATCCTCATCAACTCTTGTATGCCTATTAGCCTCTACTAGATACTTTCTTTGATGCTCGATTTTCCTCTGTAACATCTTGAGAGTGAAGGAATCATCCCAATCTCTATCCTTGTATAGAACTGGTATCCATCTAACGATGTTAGTAATTCCAGTAACAAAGTTGTTAAACCAATGTGGAGTGTAGCTGCGCCAGGTTTTTCTATCCCAGGCAGAGTCTTTAGGTAACTTTAATTTTGTATAGGTTTTCATTGATCGTCGTATTCTACTTTCTTTTTATATAACTTGTCAAAATAAACTTTAATGTATCCTCTCCTTTGCAAGCAGTACTGCTCTGCAGGAAACCTTTCACGTAGATTAGCTAGTAAACTATCAACTTCAGCTGTCGTAAAACACCTACATTCGGTTATACCGTTGTATTGTACATCTGTCCAAACGTTCTTTCTAATTGTCTTAAAAGACTCCTCAAGCTTCTGAGCTACCTTAATAGGTACCCATCTAGACCACATAGTGATTACCTTATAGTCACGTCCAAGTGCAGTTTTTCTAAATCCTCTCTGCTTGGCAGTCTGCTCTGATAAACGCTGCTCAGCGTCTTTCATCGTAGTTACTCCTAGCTTGTACATTATTTGTGGATTCTTCACAACTATCATATGAATAATATTACTATTAATATTTTAAACTACCAACAGTTATCTAAGAATTCTTTTAAAGAATCTAGCTATACTATTTCCAATCATATGGAAAGCATCATTAGCAACCAGTCCACCTACGATAGCTATACCACCGTATGTAAGAAAAAAGAATAACCAAGTCCAACCCCATCCAGCAGCTGATCCTGTTACAAAGACTGCCCATAGGACTGCTGATATGAAAGAGATGGTTATAAGCTGTCCTAGTACATAAATAATAAATCCTGCAACTAGTAATTCCATCCAAAAGATTCTAATAATGAGTAATGCTACAAGCACAATTCCGAACCACGTAATAAAAGTAAGAAATGTCATATCTAATAGTTTAGATAGTGAAGATAGGTAATGTTATTCTAACTAACAACAAAAACCCAAACTTTTTTAGAGCTTGGGTTTGCACCTATGGTCTAGATAGGAGTCCTATGGTAGCAGGACGTTACTTTGTAATGTATAGGTAGGTTAAACCACCTATCACAGCACTTAATGTTATCTTAGTGAACAATAGCTTCACCTTCAGCTTCTTGTTCTTCTTCTGTAGATCCTTCACGTAACCTTCTAATACACCGTACTTCTTTTGTTCATTCCCAATACGCTCTTCATACAGGAGTCCTTTCTGTACATGCCCAGCTATGATGCTATCCTTTAGTACAACCTTCTGTTCAGTTAAACTCAACTGCTCATTAGTTAATTCTAGTATAGCTCTTGTACTGTCGTAGCTAACTAAATCTTTAGCAATCTGTTTAGCTACTGAGTATGGAATGTGGATCGTGTCTTGTGATTTGGTTAGGGTCGGCAACACTATTGCGATAACCAGTAATAACTTTTTCATTATGCTAGTAGATTATGATATTCTTTAAAGTGTTTAATTCTATCAGCTAACCCAATCGTTCCGCCGTTTACTCTTTTCGTCACTGATGTCACTACAGCATCTGTAGCTCCTTGGTCAGCAATCTTATGTAAACCGTTCTTGTGGAAGAACCAGGCTGCAGACAGTAATGGATACTTTGTAGCAACCAATTCAGGAGACTCGAGTAGGTTCTCAGGTACTACTGCATCAAATGCTTTGTAGTTATCCTTTCCAGTTAATTGGATATAACCACGACCTCTGAATTTGAATCCTTCTCCTGATGCTTCAGGTCCGTTACCCATTCTATTACCGTAAACCAAGTTAGCAATCTTCTCTGGCTTGCGCTCATACAAAGCTGCTTTAGTTCCATCTGGAAAGTATTTCTTGAATACTCCGAGTAATCCTTTAGCACTGTAGTTTAAGTTTTCGTTTACAACTTTGAATCCACCTGATTCGTGTCCGCACTGTGCTAAGAAGTGAGCTAAACGAAGTGGTGTGTTAATTTCAAATTTAGTCATAACGTCAGGAATCTGAGCTATAACTGTGTCAGGGATGTGTCCCTTTAGTTTCTGTACATTCATCTTTATTGTTTTTAGTTCCGAAATAATAACTGAATATCATCAGTATGAGAGTTTTAATTAAATCAAATAACTGTCCGTCTTGCTGGTCTGAAAGTAGACTTATTTTAAAAGCTATTATCTTATCAACTACCCATACTCCAACTAATGCTGTAAATATAAGTAGTATAAATCTAACTAATACTTCTTGAGCATTATTAGCGAATAACTTATAGACAAAGAATAAAGCAGCACATATGAATAGTAGTGCCATTACAACACCTGCTATCATTATCGCAACTGATGAAGAACTAAACATATATTACTGTTGTGTTGTATCTACTACTTCAGATTGACCGGTAGTACTATCCGACTTTGTAGTTACATTTGTTTTAGTTTTACCCCAAAAGCTTTTCTTAGTTTCTATATACACAGTATCGCGTATAATCTTTTCTACAGTTATTGTTTTAGTGGCAGCTTTGATCTTAGTTTCGTAATTGGTAATGGTATTTGTTAATACCTTGATGTTATCGTGTACCTTCTCAGTCGTAACAACTGTTACTGAATCGAGTATTTGGCTTGAGCGCTCTGCGTTAGCCGCAACACTATCACTTACAATTAATAAACTATCTGTGCTAGTAACCTCAGGAGCTTTTGTCTGAGTACCGCATCCAACTAATAAACAAACTATTAATAATGCTTTTAATTTCATTTTATTTTATTTTACCTAGTTCTTGCAATACTGTTATTTTTGAAGCTGCTGCAGAAAGCGCGCTATCTGATTTTCTAAGCTGGTCAGTAAGTTGATCAACTTTGATTTCAAGTTTAGTAATTTTTTCATTTAATTGCGTTTGTGTTGCTGAATTACTCATTTTAATATCAACATATAAATAACCGACTGCTATGATACATATAAACATCAAGCCTTTTACAGGTTCTTTTGCAAACTCTTTAAAAGAGATTGGTGGTTTTACAGCGCCTGCTACTGTTTCTGCTGTTGATCTTTTTGCCATTTTATTCTATTGGGG